ACACCATAACCATTGGTAGTATCTGTAGGTGTTAATGCATTGAATACAGTATCCTCTAACATTGTAATTGCTACAAATGTACCTGAGTGAACTTCTGTATCTGAAATAAATTTAGCACCCGCTTGACCTAGTGCTACATTGCTGGATTCATTAACCGTATATTTATTTATACTTGCCATCTTGTTTCTCCTATCTTATGCCTTACCGAGCTTGGCAACTCTCATGGGCATATTGGTTATTTAAAATCTGCTGGGACTACCGCCCTAGTTCCACCTGTTTTACTTCTTTTTCTATTGCCATACTTCTTTATGGCGTTGTTAAATTTTCTTTCGTGTTGCATCATCATATTCATCGCTACTTGAGATCTATTAGCATCTCCAGTAGAGCCAGCCCTATCCATATATAAACATTTTTTTACATAATCTACAATAGATGAATGAAATAAATTATCTACATCTGGAGTGTCTGTAATAGCCGTAACCCTCTTAGGGTTGCCATAGTAATGAATAAGCATACCGTTAACCATATTATGATCTATTGCTTGATATGCTTTTCTAGCAGTCCTAGTCTCAGCACTAGATGAATATGTAGTCACTAAACTTAAATGATCACCTCTTATATAGTATAAGATTTGACTTTCGGGATATTTTATATTACCTGTTAATTGACCTGTCCCTTCGGTACTTGTTGTTATTGTAAATCCTGTACCGCCAGTATCAGATGCATTTGTTACTGCACCAGCATTGGCATTTGTTATGGTAATTAACTTAGCTACACCACCACTAGAAGACACAACTGTAGAAAAACCCGATAATGAATTAATTTTATTTGAAACAGCCGTAGCTACCGTAGCTGCACTAGAATCATCAGTAAGATTAACTTCAACTCCAGTAGCACCAGAGATTGCAGGATCTACACCTTCGTCTTCAATAGACATCCATACATAATATTGGACTATTTTATATCCAACATTTTTTGTAGTGTCTGCCTCAACTGCATTAATTAAAAAATACTTATTATCTAAATTAGTTCCTGTTTCTGCTACGGTAATTACTTTTGTTACTTCTGCTGCTAATGCCATAATCTAATCACCCGGATCTTTAATTCCTGAACCTTCTGAATTTATATCAAACATTAATGGCTCACCATCTAAAACTCTAGGTATTTTAATATAATCACCATTGTTATCTAGTATATCTACACGATAAATTTTATTAATTCCCAATATTTCACTACTAGAATCAGTAGCACTATCACCAATATTATAAGCTGTTTGATCTTTTAATATATTTATTTTAGCAGATATAGACTTTTGTGAATACTCTCCCATTTCATTTATAGCATCATTGATCAATGACATAATATAAGTTTCAGGAGCTTCTGGAAATACCTGCCTAACCCTACTAATAATTTGTTTTACTGTTAATGTATGTATTGAATGTGACATATTATACTCCCGCTACCATAACATTTACAGTAGCTTCTCTAGTGCCATTGCTATAATTAGCATCATGTATCTTGCAATCAGCAATAGCCTCTCCCATGTGAAGTGGTAAAACAATCGATTCTCCCGGATTTAAAGCTGCCAGTATTTCACCAGAAACAGTTACATTAACGACACTATTAGATCCTAATTGACTAACAAACTCCACCGCTAAAACGTGAGCCGTAGCGGGTAAAGTGCCATCAGATACTGCACTAGCTTCAGTCCAAGCACTGTCATTTAAACCATCAGCACTTGTAGCAGATACAACTACATTACTCCAATAAGCAACATCAGCATCTGTATAAGCTGTTGAAATATTATAATTACCACCCCAACTTCTAGAGGCGGCATTACCGTCTAGCTTTTTATCAGTATACGTAATACCTTCTACGGTAACATCATTGTCTTGTATTATTTCGCAAGAAGTATGTATTTTTATTTGATTCGCCATATATTAATCCTTAACTAATTAATTTTTGCAACCCTGCGGTATAATCATCTTTTAATTGCTTATATTGACCTGAGAGCCATTGATAATCTGTAATATGTTTTTGAATTTTAGCATTATAATTTTGAATTTTTGTACTTGCATCTGCTTGATATATTTGAACTTTTGTACTGTATGAATTTAACTCATTAGAGTATTTTTGTAAAGATTGGGCATCATCTTGAGATGACAACCTAGCATTTTCTATTAATTTGTTTACTTCTGCTTGATACTCAATATTTGCATCGTTAAATAAATTCATTTGATTTTGCATACTTGCTTGATACTCATTTATTTGAGAATTTATTTCTTGAATTTTTACACTAGCTAGTTCAACATCTTCATCTGTAGATATAAAAGTATCAACTGTGCTAAATGATGGAGCTATACTTAAACCAGTATAAACTGGAGCTGTAGGTAAAGTTCCTATTTGATTTGAAATTAAAACAGGAGCAATCGGAGCAACTGGTAACGAAATAAAAGTAACATCTGTTGGTAACTCCGCAAATTTACTACTCATTTTATTTTGTAAAGATTTAATAGAAGCATATAATGGAACTAAATATTCTCCATCATCTGGAAACTTTGCAATTAACTCATGTGTATAAGAGACTGCTGGATATGCAAGTGTTTGGACATGGGCATTATTAGAATTACTAGGCTCTGGCACTACACTTAATATATTATTAACTATGTAATAAGCGGGGTCTGTTGCAGTAGCTGCCATCATATCACCACTATCTCTAATTCTACCATTTAAACTAGCTGGAACTTTTCTACAAGGCTGATTAATTGTACCGTCATCCCTAGTAACACTAAAAACTTCTGAACCTAATAATGTTAAATTAACACTACTACTGTTTAAATCATTTGAAGTAGTAAACATTTCTTGTTTTGATCTTGGTAATGAATTTAAAACTTCCTTAGCCCCATCTGAAAGAAATTGATTTAACTCAGCTCTTGTTGGTGCACTACTATCATCAATAGTTAATCCAGTTAATCCAACTACTTGTGCTTCAAATGTTGCCATGAAGTCTTTCTCTCATCTCTTTTGTATTTTGATCTATGCTTTGCACAGACATTTCTACATCTGTTCTTTTACCCATAGCAGACATCATATACATATTAGTGGTAAATATACTTTCTGAAGCTTTCTTACCACACTTCTTACAATAAAACCACCCTTCGTTATTAGGATGGTTACAGTGTATACATTTCTTTTTCATAAATTTTCCTTTTATAGTTTCGGGGAGAAACTTTTTTTGAATCTCCCCACAGTACTATAAACTGTTATCCTTATTTATTCGGATTAAACTAATATATACTCTACAATACAACTCCATCTACCAGCATCAAAATTAGTTGCATGGTTGATAGTTGTGTTAGTACACATATATATTTGATTAGTAGCTGCTGGAAGCACAATATGAGGTGCTGCCCATTCTGCATTATTTGCACTATTGAAGTCAATTTTATCGGCTTCAGTAGATGTGGTTGCTAAGTCATATCCTTCGGGAGATAACTGTGTAGCACCAGCTCCAAATAATTCAACGCCTCCAGTAACAGCTCCGTTAACTGCTTCATTAGCAGCTGTACCAGCTTTTACGTTACCAGTCATAGCAGTTCCAGTTGCTGTTTTACAAACAAACAGAACTTTACTTACTATTATTTTAATAGCAGCATTATATCCATCAGGGACACTTGTATCAAGTGCTCCCATGTATTGTATAATGTCACCATCAGCGTATGCAGTTGTTGCTGAATCTAGTCTTGCCTCAATACAGTCACCAGCGAAACTTAAGACTTTCTTAACTCCACCTAGTTCTTCACTAAACTGTGAACCAAAACTACTACTATTTTTATTTAGACTATCTGATCTCATCTTATACTCCTTCTAGGTTGTATAATGCGTGAGACTCAGCTAGAGTAACTTCTAGACCTGCTTCAGTTAAGATCATATCTTTCCTAAGATCTTCGTCAGCTGCCTGTACGTTAGTCATTACTTGTGTATCACGATTTACACCGTTACCAACTAAAGGTCTGTAAGCTAATTGACTCATATCAGCCATTAACATTAAACCAGAAGCTTGACCCCTAAATAAAGGTTCTTTAACTAGGTTTAGTCTTCCATGAATTGTATCAATTACTGTTATGTTATGACCAAAAGCACCTTGTCTTTCAGACATGTTATAACGAGCAAGAGATGCACCAGTATTAACAGCTACTGCTGAACCAGACTGCATAGACTGATTTATAAAAGCATCTGCACCTAATTTGTTAAAGAAAGAAATAACTGGTAATGAACAAAGAACTAACTTATCAGAAGCACCACCACGAGCTGGGTCGAAGATAACTTCTAAGTCACTAAGTAAATTGTCATAAGTCATTTCAGACTGTGCTACAGTTTTATGATAAGCACTTCCAGATGAATAACTAAAGTTAGCATCTCCAGCAGTTGGAGAAACATTCTTTAGAATATGTCCTACTAGACCTTCAGTGTACTGAATGCCACCTACACGAGCCTTTTGACCGAAGAGCATAGCTCTTTCAATGTCAACTTTATGCTCACGAAGCTTCTGTGCCCAGATACGACTCCACTCATCAGGGTAACCCCTATAGCGTGTAGCGTATGCTGTGTTTGTCATTTCAGCAGCTGTTTTAAAGATCTGAGTGTAACCAAAACCATCTTCTAATTCACTTGACCAAACATCTGGAGAACCAGAACCTTCTTCAAATGAAGTACCAATGATTTGTGCTACATCGTTATTTGCGATGCTATTACTTCCAGAAACAGCTGATACATCG